AAATAAAAACAGTTAATGATGAATCATTCCATAGAATAACTAGACCTAGAAACTATAATATAGAACAACTTCTTATCTATATGAAGATACTTAAGAAGAGTTTTGGTTTATTGATATACGAAAATAAGAATAGCCATGAAATGCTTATTTTTACTATTAACCTTAATCAAAAGTATAAAGATTTTATTAACTACTTTTTTGACTGGATGCGTAAAGTTCAAAAGTCTTTTGACGATAAGCAACTTCCAGAAAACCCATATAAAAATAAGTTTAGTAATAAAAATTGTAAAGGATGCGATTTTTTTAAAGTTTGTCAAACTAAACCAATTGGTGATATCAAAATTGAGGCTAGGAAAGAACTTGAATGATAAAAACATGCCAATGGTGCGACAAAAACTTTACATCAAAAAGCAAGAACCAGATCTACTGTTCAGTTGAGTGTCGTGCCGAATCTACCAAGAAAAAGATTGTAGATAGATATCATGTTTCAAAATATAAAAGCAGGATTGGAAAAGAAAGAAGATGTGCTGGTGGATGTGATACATTGTTAAGTATTTATAACGATGCAGGATTTTGTAATTCTTGTTTAGTTAATAATAAAAAAGTAGATAGATTTATAAAAGACATAAAGGATTATTTTGACTATGAAAAAAAATAAATTGTTATATATAGGACACCCTAAAAATATACTGGCTATTGATGCTTCAACTAACTCAATGGCTTTTTCGGTATATCAAGAATCAAGATTGTGTAAATATGGAAAGATAAACTTTCATGGAAAACATGTTTATGAAAAGGCTGGAGACGCATGTAGAAAACTTATTCCATTTTTAAAAGATTTTAATATAGATGCAGTAGTTATTGAATCTGCTATATATACAAACTCTCAAAAGACTGCAATGAATCTAGCATTAGTTCAAGGTGCAATTATTGGCTCTGTTCAAATGCATGGAAATAGATCAGTCGTATCCTGCTCACCAGTTGCATGGCAGAATTGGATTGGAAATAAAAAGTTAACAAAAGAAGAAAAACAAAAAATCAAACAAGACAATCCAGGAGAGCATTCCTTTTCTTGGTATAAACAAAAAGAAAGAGAGTTTAGAAAGTCAAGAACCATTAACTGGGTTAATATAAACTTTGACACTAATATAGATGATGACGATGTTGCTGACGCTGTTGCAATAGGTTGGTACTCAACTAATAACTGGAACAAATTGGCTAATGAGCCTAAGAACATTGACAAGGCTTAGGGTTAGTGATAAAATGAAACTATATACAAGTGAAGCATGGCTAAGAAAAAGGATTAATGTTGATAAGAAAACTCCTATGGAAGTTGCTAAAGAATGCGGAGTTAGCCTCGAAACTATCTATGTATACCTGGCCAAGTTTAAAATCAAAAAGTCAAAAAGGTAAAAATGGCAGAATATAAAATTCCAGATTTTGGAAAAGAACTTGAAGATAGGATGAAGTTTATCCGCGATATTTCTACTCAGGCACCTGCGGGTAGAAAGATATTAGATGAATGCTTAGATATAGCAGAACTACTTATTAAAAAGAATAATTCATATGGCAGTTCATATAGCCATCCTATCAATATATTTAGTAAATCAAATCCAAAAGAACAATTATATATTCGTATTGATGATAAACTTAATAGAATACACAAAGGTAAAGAGTATGCTTCTGAAGATACTATTTTAGATCTTATTGGATACCTTGTATTATTAAGGACATTAGATGACAACAGATGATTTAGTAAAACACTTAGACCTTGTTAATAAGGTTGCTTCAGAGTACCTAAAAGGATTGGATGCTTCTGAAATTTCTAATTCTTTAGCAATACCAAGACCAAGAGTTATGGCTTTGCTTAATGACTGGCGAGTAATGGCTTCTAACAATCAAGCAATTCATGCTAGGGCTAAAGAGGCTCTTGCTGGAGCAGATCAACATTTTTCATCTTTAATTAAAAAAGCCTACGAGGTAATTGATGCAGCAGATCAAACTGCTAATCTAAATGCTAAGACTACTTCCATTAAACTTATTGCAGATATTGAAACTAAAAGACTTGAAATGTTACAAAAAGCAGGGCTGCTAGACAACAAAGAAATAGCAGAACAGATTATTGAAATGGAAAGAAAACACGATATATTAATAAAAATATTAAAAGATATTGCTTCTAGTCATCCTGAAATTAGAGAAGAAATTATGAAACGTCTTTCTGAAATTCAAACAGAGGTGATTGTAATTGACAACGATTGATTTTAGTGACTTCATAGATGCATTAGACGAAAGTCCATTTTTAGAAAATCCAGTAGATGTTAAAACATTTGTTACTGGAAAAGAATATTTAAATCAACCAGAACTTTCTGAGTATCAATATACACTTGTAGAATGCATGAGTCAAATCTATAAAAAAGAAGATGTTGAAAGATGGTTAGGAAAGGAAAATGGAAATGAACATTACAAAAAATACACTAAGCAAGAAGTTATTCTTATGTGCGGAAAGGGTAGTGGTAAAGACCATACTTCTACCATTGGCTGTGCTTATATTGTCTATAAACTTTTATGCCTCAAAGATCCATCGAGGTATTTTGGGAAACCATCGAACGATGCGATAGATTTAATTAACGTTGCAGTAAACGCACAACAAGCAAAGAACGTATTCTTTAAAGGATTTAAATCAAAGATCGAAGGCTCTCCTTGGTTTGCTGGAAAGTATGAAGCAAAAGCAGACAACATAGAGTTTGATAAATCTATTACTGTTTATTCTGGACATTCCGAAAGAGAATCAGCAGAGGGTTTAAACTTAATGCTTGCAGTTCTTGATGAAATTTCTGGGTTTGCAATGGAAGGTGCTGGAGGAAACGATCAGGGTAAAACAGCAGACAATTTATATAAAGCATTTCGTGGATCAGTAGATTCTCGTTTTCCAGATTTTGGAAAAGTAATTCTTCTTTCATTTCCTAGATTTAAAGGAGACTTTATTTCTAAAAGATATGAAGATGTAGTAGCAGAAAAAGAAACAGTAATTAGAAAACATGAATTTGTAATTAATCCAGCGTTAAGTGAAGAAGATCCCGCTAACAAGTTTGAAATAGAATGGGAAGAAGACCATATTGATTCTTATAAATACCCTGGAGTTTTTGCACTACGTAGGCCAACATGGGAAATGAATCCTACTAGAAAGATAGATGATTTTAAATTAGCATTCTTTACAGACCCATCAGATGCCTTAATGCGTTTTGCCTGCATGCCAACAACCTCATCAGATGCTTTCTTTAAATCTAGAGAAAAAATAGAAAAAGGTTTGTCAAATAGAAATCCATTAGATAGCGTAAGAAGATTTGATATTAATTTTAAACCAAACCCAGACACAGTTTACTATGTTCATGCAGATCTTGCACAGAAGCATGACAAGTGTGCAGTAGCAATTAGCCACGTAGATAAATGGGTAAGTGTTCAATCTTTTAATGACTATGAACAAATTGTTCCATTTGTTGTAGTAGATGCAATTGCGTGGTGGGAGCCACATCGTGAAGGTCCAGTTGATCTTAGCGAAGTAAAAAACTGGATTATTGATTTAAGAAGACAAGGTTTTAACTTAGGATTAGTAACCTTTGATCGTTGGCAGTCATTTGATATTCAACAAGAATTAAAACAGGTAGGAATAAAGACTGAAACACTATCTGTAGCAAAGAAACATTATGAAGATTTAACTATGCTGTTTTATGAAGAAAGATTAATAGCACCACATATTGATATATTGTTAGAAGAATTATTAGAGTTAAGGATTATAGGAAGTAGGGTAGACCATCCAAGGAAAAAGTCTAAAGACTTGGCTGACGCGATGTGTGGATCAGTTTATAATTCTATATCTAATACTGAAAGAAATAGAGTTAAAGAAATAGATATTCATACTTGGTCTCAAGGTGGAACAGATTCTGATAATGCAAATGATTTTTTTCCAGATAAGATTAGGTCAAGTTCTTTAGATTGGAATGGAGGGTTTCGTCTTGTCTAATGAAGAGTACGTAAGTGAAGAAGATTTATCTAATCTTATACTACAGTTAATAGAAATGGGAGCCTTAGAAGTTAGAGGGTATGATTCTATTAGCAACCAATTTATATATAACCTAACCCCTAAATGTCAAGAAATAATGCCTGATTTATTTGAAGAACACTTTAAAATGATCAATGAATTAGCCTTTAAACTATGGTCAAAAGAAATAATAGACTTAACCTTTGATAAAGAGGGTATACCAATGGTTATGCCTAAAAATATAGAGTATACAAGGTCTATAATGAATGACCTACCAGATGAAGAGAGGTTCTTTTTAGAGAACCTAATTCAAAAATATGAAAATGACACTAAAGAAAGATGATATAATTTTACTATGCCTTATGATATTATAAGAAACGGTCCAGGATGCAATGGCGGCTATGCCGTAGTTGGACCATCAGGTGCTATAGGTTGTCACAAAACTAGAAGTTCTGCTATTAATCAACAACGTGCATTGTATGCAGCAGAAGCAAATAGTAAAAAAGTAGATGAAGTACAAGAGTGGGAAGGAAAGCCACTATACGATGAATTGTCAGACGCAGAAAGAATGCTTGCAGATTCATTAATAAAATTAGCACAAGAGGCAGGACCCCTTGATAAAGCAGAAGGAATTTGGGTTGGGTATGTAGATGGTGCAAATAATGAAAATAATTCTATAGGAGTAAACTGTGGAAACTGTGCATTGCATAAATCATCTGTAGCATGTCTCATATTAGATATGCCAATTGAAGAAGAGGGTGCTTGCAGATTTGCAGTAATTCCAGATGGTTATGTTACCCAAGGAAACACCTCAGATAATGACATGGATGATATGGAAAGTTCCATGGACATGGAAGACGAAATGTCTAAAAGATCTTTAGAAGATTTAGATTTAAGACCAACAGAGTCGATGGCAAATAATGCTCGTAGAGGTTTAGAATTAAGAAGAAAATTTGGTCGTGGTGGTACTGCAGTTGGAGTTGCTCGTGCTCGTGATCTTATGAATAGAAATAAATTAAGTCCAAGTACAGTACTAAGAATGTACTCTTTCTTTTCTCGTCACGAAGTAGACAAACAAGGTAAAGATTTTAACAACTCAGAAAGACCATCTAATGGAAAAATTGCTTGGCTTCTTTGGGGTGGCGACTCTGGTTTTGCATGGGCTAAGTCAAAAAGAAATGCAATTATGAATATTAGATCACAAAAATCTGACGGTATGTGGATAGATTCTCCATTTAGTTTACAAAAGTATATTGACAAATCAGACTACGACCTGTAGAATATATATAATAGAA